CGGATTCAGGTGGAGCAACAGCAGCCTTTTATACTGCAGCTCAAGATGCTACAGTTGCAGCAGATCATACACAACAAGCTTCAGCTTTTGATAACATGGATCGTGTGGATCAAGATACTCGGATTACAGCTACGCTTATAACAGTAGGAACAACAGCAACTACTGGTCAAGCAACTGTTACAATTACTTATATACAAGCTAATAATCTACGGGATACAACTGCTAACTAATGTTTAATAAATAAAGGAAAATAAATCATGGCTGATATAGACACCAATACTATCATTATAGATGGCCCTCAGAAGTTTGTAGCTTCTTTTGTTCATACATATGTAACTACCGGTGAAGGTACTCCAGTAAAAAAAATAGATGTTTCTGATTTAGCAATAAATCCTGTTAATGGAAACCCTTGCACAGGAGTACGGATTAACAAAATCTGGTACTCTACTATAGGTCTAACGCTTAAAATTAACTGGTTTGCAACTACCCAGGTTCTAGCTGCGCAAGTTCCGGAAAATTATAGTGATGTTTTAGACTTTTCAAGTTTTAGTGGATTGCCTAACCCAACTATTGGTGCAGCCGGATCAAATGGAGACATCTATTTTGGAACGGTTGGCGAAGCAGCTAATGATTCCTACACTGTTGTCATGGAGTGTATTAAAATATACTCTAGTACTTAGGAGGGTAATAACATGGCTACTTCAGGAACGGTTGATTTTAATTTAAGTATAAACGATATTATCGAAGAAGCTTATGAACGTTGCGGATTAGAGTTACGTACTGGGTACGACTCTAAAAGTGCAAGACGTTCTTTAAACCTTTTGTTTTCTGATTGGGCTAATCGTGGGTTAAACTTATGGGTCGTGGAAGAAGTTACGCAAAATATGGCGCAACTATCTACAACTTCGGCTATTACTGAATATCCTTTAGGTGTTATCACACTAACGGTAGCGGCTTCTGCTAATTTTACTATTGGAGAAACAATAACAGGAAGTGTAAGTGGAGCAACAGCAAAAGTTATTACTAAACCTAGTGGCACTACTATGACACTTACCGTTCCCGTAGGAACATTTGTTGTTACTCCTGCGGCCGACAATATTACAGGAAGCACAAGTGGAGCCGTAACTAGCGTTACCGCAGTTCCTAGCCTAAACGATGCGCGAGCAACTGTAGATCTTTTGGAAGCGGTTATTCGTAGAGATGGTCAAGATATACAGATAGGAAGAATAAGCCGTGGGGATTACTTAGCTATTCCAGATAAAGTTTCACAAGGAAGACCAACACAATTTTATATAGACCGTTTAATTACGCCAACTATTACTGTTTGGCCAGCACCAACTAACTCAACGGATCAATTAATATACTATCGCGTAAAACGTATTCAAGATGTAGGAACTTCTCAGAACGAACCCGACGTACCTTTTAGGTTTTTACCTTGTTTAGCGGCAGGATTAGCCTATTATATTTCTGTAAAACGTTCTCCTCAAAGAGTTCCTTTATTAAAAGCAATGTACGATGAAGAGTGGGCGAGAGCTGCAGCAGAAGATAGCGAAAGAGTTCCTTTACGATTAGTTCCTACGCAGTCATCATTGAGGATATAGAATGGCACGTTTTGCAAGTAATAAATACGCTTTAGGGATTTCTGATAGGTCTGGTAGGCAGTACCCTCTTCGTGAAATGCTATTAGAGTGGAATGGATTACTGGTAGGACCTGATGAATACGAGGCCAAGCAGCCTCAATTAACTCCTCCGCGCATACAGCCAGATCCACAAGCACTAAAGATAAGTCGCCCTGCTCGAACAGAACCTGCAGTAGAAGTATTATTGCAGCATAATCCTTTTAAATCCGGGACTGCGGCTTCTACAACTATTACTATTACGCAACCAGGTCATGGTTATACAACCGGAGATATAGCATGTTTTCGAAACGTGTTACCTTTTGATGGCTTTACCTCTAGTATGTTACAAACAGCAGCAGGATTTGCTGTAACTGTAGTAACGTCTAGTTCGTACACTATAACGGCCACAGGAGGAGAAACAGCAACAACAGGAAATACAACAGGTGGCGGAGGAACTGCTTCGGCAGGGCCCGTTACAGTGGAGGCATAATGGCATTTACATACGCAACATTAAAAACAGCAATTCAAGATTACACACAAAATGAAGAAACGACTTTTGTAAGCCAACTTAATACGTTTATTGTTAACTCAGAAGAGCGTATTTTAAAAGAAGTGCAACTTTCTGTTTTTAGAAAAAATTCAGAGGGCTCTACAAGTGCCGGTAATCAATTTTTATCTAAACCCGTTGATTTTTTAGCGCCTTTTTCTCTAAGTGTAAAGAATGGCTCTAATGTAGAGTTTTTACTCTATAAACAAGTAACTTTTTTGCAAGATTATAACCCAGATAGCACCGTTACTAGTGTGCCGGCTTTTTATGCTGATTGGAACGACACAACGTTCTTACTATCTCCTCCTCCTACAGCAGCTTATGATATGCAATTGCATTATTTTTATCGTCCTGACTCTATAACTACAGTAGCTAGCGGAGAAACATGGTTGGGAACAAACGCTTCCTTAGCCTTACTATACGGCTCTTTAGTAGAAGCATACACTTTTATGAAAGGGGAAGACGCTTTGTTAAAACTATACAATGATCGTTATATGGAAGCTATACGATGGCTTAAAAATCTTGGTGAAGGCGAGAATACTAGAGATTCTTACCGTTATGATGATTTAAGAAGGGAAGTTCAATAATGTTTAAAGCCGACGGAAGTGGTGATGTAGGCACTGTTACGGTAATGACTTCAGATAATGGGGGACACTCCCCAGAACAAATAGCTGAGTTAGCCTTAAATAAAATAATGATGGTAAGTGATACGGCTCCTCCTGTCATACGGGATCAAGCTATAGCACACAGAGAAAAGTTGAGAGAGATTCTTATTTATTATATGAATAAGATGGCGCAAAGTGAAAGAACCACTCTTTGGGCGATGTTTAATAAACAAGGTCATGGTGATATGGCCGAAATCATAAGGAGATTATAATATGGCGATAGCACAAGCAATGACCGGTAGTTATAAACAACAAATAACAGCTGGAATACATTTTTGGACAAGTCATTCGCGTACAGGCGGGAGTGTAATTGCGGCCGATGCTTTTTGGATTGCAATGTTTACATCTAGTAGATCCGATGCTAACCAAGATTTAACAGGTTACACATCTACTAATGAAGTAACAGACAGTCAAGGAGTATATACTGCGGGAGGACAAACCGTAGGAACAGCTACTTTAGGACTTGCTAATAATTCAAGCACCGTAGCAACGGCTTTCTTAGATTTTCCGGACACAACTTGGGCCTCTTCAAGTATTAGTAATGCAAGATGTGCTTTAATTTATAATTATACGTTGGCTACAGCAGGTACAGGCGGAACAACTACTCATGCCGCTAAACCTTCTGTTTGCGTGTTAGATTTTGGTGGTAATAAGTCTTCTAGTAATGGGGATTTTACTATTCAGTATCCAGCTAATGATGCGAATAATGCAGTTATAAGAATCTCGTAAATGTCCACTACCTATTCAGGATGGGGTAGGTATACGTGGGGGAGCGCAACGTGGGGCGAGCCCACAACAGTTGAACTCGTCTCCGTTACAGGTGTAAATGCAACACACGCTATTGGAAGTTTTGCAGTAGAACTTGGCGCAACTACCGTCTCCGTCACAGGAGTAAGTGCCTCAAATGCTATTGGAAGTCCTGCAATAATTTCGAACACACTCGACGGATGGGGCAGAGGTCGTTGGAGCTCCGGGCCGTGGGGCGAACCAACAACAATTACTATTGTAGATGTCACAGGAGTAAGTGCCGCAACTACCGTAGGAACTATTACAGCAGTAGGTAGCACAAATATTACCGTTCCTGTTACAGGCGTAAGCGCCGATGCTTTTCCTACAGGTGGCTTTGGCCGTTCTACTTGGGGTTCTTCAGGATGGGGAGTTCCGGTAGGAGTAATAATTAATCAAGGGACAGGAACTTCTGTAAGCGCAACAGCCTTACTTATGACCAGTTTTATATCAAATATCACTCTTATTGAAGGCGGAGGTATTAGTGTAGGTATCAGTTCCGGAGTAAATGCCGTTGCAACTATTGGAGCAGCGGTTGTTAAGCAAGAAGTTGTGTTTCCTACAGGTGTAAGCGCAACAAGC